CCGTATTATTCGTCTGTTTTCCCTCGATTCTTTTCGATATATTACGTAGATCGTCCGGTCCAAAATAAATTCCTATTCCTGCCTTCGCATCGGTGGATCCATTTTTTGAACAAGCGCCATCTGTATAAACATAATAATCGATCGACATTTATAGATATAATAGGATATTTTTATATCTATTTTATTTTGACATTTTTCAATATTCTATTTTTCATTATATATTCTGTATTAGAAATTTTGTAATATAAATTTTTCAATTCATCATTTTTAGTTGGAAAATATACGAATATTTTCGTTTTAAAAGATCGATTAATTCTTCAGCGGATACTGTTTTTTTTATTTTCAAGAGTTCGGCACCTTCTAAAATAAAATCCTTGGAGTTATTGATAATAAATTCGGCATATCCATAGGCATTTTGTAATAAATTGATAATTTCATTATCAATAATTTCCTTATATTTCTCGCTATTTACAGGATAAATGATTTTCTCTCCGAGTCCATAATAGACAATCATCTTTTCAGCGAGTTTCAGTGCCTCTTCGAAATCATTTATCGCACCCGTTGTTACAGAAACCCCATAGAATGCCTCTTCTGCAATTCTTCCAGATAACAGTATCATAAGATGTTCGAAAAGGGCTTCTCTCGTATAAATATTCGAATTCGCTGTTTCAAAAATCGTATATGCAGGAGAAGTAGGTGAGGAGAGATTAATCACTACCTTTGTTACTTTTGCATGATGTTTACAGATAAGTCCAACAATCGTATGGCCTAACTCATGAATCGCAATATGATCGATAATATCACTAGTGAAATCGTGTTCGGATGGTTGCCATCCAGCGAGCATTTTATTATAAACCACATCTAAATCGGCGATTGAAAATACGGTTCGATCATTACGTAGCGCATTTAACATGGCCTCGTTTAAGATATTCTCAATTTGAGCACCCGAAAAACCAGCCGTTAATTCGACCAAGTCATCAATATTCACATTTTTTTCACATGGCTTACCCTGTAAATGCATGGTAATGATTGGCTTTCTCGTTTTCTCATCGGGATTACCAATATAAACACGTTTATCAATACGGCCGGGACGTAAAAGGGCCTTATCTAATAGGTCAGCACGGTTCGTTGCACCGACTAAGAAAATACCCGTAGCAGTCTTAAACCCATCCAGTGCGACGAGAAGTTCATTTAACGTATTATCACGTTCAGCAGAACTGGTCTCACTATCTTTACCACGGGAACGACCGAGAGCGTCGATTTCATCAATAAAAATAATACATGGCCGGTTTTTCTTTGCGAGTTCGAATAACTCACGAATCCGAGAGGAACCAACCCCGACATACATCTCTTGGAATTCCGACCCAGAAACGGGTATAAACCCGACTCCGGCTTCGCCTGCAAGGGCTTTTGCTAACATGGTCTTACCATTTCCTGGAGGTCCTTCTAAAATCAAACCTTTTGGAATACGTACATTATATTCGGCATATTTGGTATAATTTTTCAATAGATCGATACATTGTGCGAGTTCGGATTTCACAAGGTCGTATCCACCAACATCTTTAAAGGAAATTGTGGATTTTTTAATGACTTCGAAATTTTTCGATTTCTTACCCCTAGATTTTCGGTGGCTATCATCGTCATCATAATCGTCATCTGAATCGCCACCGCCACCGCCACCATAGTTACCATAGGATCGTCTAGGAGTAGGATTGATTGGAATAAAGGCTTCATTCAATCCTGCTAGTGTTGCTTCTGGATCAAATCCTTTAAACATTTTCTTATTTATAAGAATACGAATCGATCCATTCTCGGATCGTTCTACATTTTCAGGAGGTAAATGAGAGAATGGATCCTCCGAATTTAATTCATTGAAATTATCCAGATTATTTAATCCTAGAATTTCTTCATTTTGAAGAGTAATATTTTGAGAATTCAGACGGCGGATCGATCTCTCATAGTACTGTTTAGAAAAAGGATATTTTTTCGAAGATTTTAGAAAATTCCGATTTGGATGAAAAGGAAAAGACAGAGAGACAGAGTTTTGGATAAAACTCAGAAAAATACCAGATATGAATAAAATGGAGAATCGCATTATAGATATTATATAAGAATATATTTATACGGTTTGAGAGAATGTAGTTTTATTTTCAAAAACATATAAACTATATATAAACAAAAAATATAAATATAAATAATTATATTTATAATGAAAATGAAAATTCTTCTTTTTATAACTGGACATTCTCAAATAGATGAATATTTTTTATTCTCTCGATTTTTAAAAACGTTACATTTAAATAATATTTGTGATATTTTTATTTATTGTAATAATTCGAATATTTCAAAAGAAATTGTTACGTATTATCAACAATTTTCCCAAACAAATAAACAATTATTTATTACATCATTAAATGGTGGTTATCGTACTGGTGGTGTAGAAGCAGTTAGTGAAGGAATTGAATTAGGTATTTTTAAAGAGTATGACTATGTTATTCATTTACATCCCGATGTATTTATTACAGATGATAACTATTTACTTTCTGTTTTACAAGAAAATTTAGAAAATGATACGGTATTTTTTATAATAAAAAGTATTCAAGATCCGAAATTTTTTTCTTTTGATTTTTTCATTTTTAAACCAAAACTTCTTATAAAAAATATATTTATTGAAAACCTATATACTTTTACTGAATCACCTGAACATTATTTACATAATATGATAGTGCAAAATAATATTAAATATAATTTTATTAAACGATTTAATAATAATAATTGGGACCCAAGACGTATTGATGAAAATTTAAAATTATGGCATGAGCACGATTTAAATAAAGTAGTAAATGAATTAAAGAATCGTAAATTATTATAAATATAATGATTATTCCAGAATTATTAGAAACATTATATTCAAATATATCACCGTATTTAACGACACATCAAAAATATATAGATAATCGTTATCCTCATACGAGTATTATTCCTGATTTATTAACAGTTTTATTTAATAATAACGAACCCACATATATTGTCGAGTGTGGTAGTATGATTGGTGGTTCTGCTATTAAAATGGCGCAGGTTCTAAAACAATATAATAAACGTAATGAGATTATTTGTATCGATCCATTTACAGGGGATGTGAATATGTGGGATTGGGAAAAGAATGGTTTTCAAGGTTATCGTTTTTTACAATTAGAAAATGGAATACCTACTATTTATAATCGATTTTTAGCAAATTGTAAATATTCAGGTTTTGAAAATAATATATTACCAATAAATGCTACAACAAGCGTAGGAATAAAATTATTAAAACGGTTATATGATCAAAAACGAATTACTGAATTACCGAATTATATTTATTTAGATTCAGCACATGAGAAAGATGAAACCTTTATCGAATTATCTATCTGTTGGAATATATTGGGAAATAATAGTATATTATTTGGCGACGATTGGGCATGGGGTGCAGTACGTGAAGATGTAATGCGTTTTTCTGATAGTATATCGAATGAGATTAATTATCATGAATTGAATAAATTTAATACATTATTAGATGGATCTGAAATAATAAATAATACGATTTTATTATATCGTGGACAATGGGTTTTATTCAAAACATAAACAATAATAAATAAACTTGAAATACACGTTCTATTTACATATACAATATAAATCATATATTTAAGAAAATGGCAGATAGACCCCGATTAATAGAACCTACCTCTAAATATTACATGTCCGAAATTTTACATAAATGCCATGATACACGAGTATCCGTATATCAATATTCTCTTAATATTGGGGTTTTTATTATATTTATTGTTATTGTAGGATTAGTCCTCTATTATTGCTATCGATCAAAACTCACTCCTGAAGAAGAATATCAGAAGAAAATGAGAGAACAGGAATATGTTTTATCGAAAATTCGGGTATATAAAGATCATCAACGTGCGATTCATTCGAAATCGGATATTACTGCACTTCCGACTTTAGATAATCGACCTCTATAAAATATATATCCAAAATATATATTATGAATCGAACACAGCGCAGGTCATCCTCTTCTGCACCACCGGCCTATTTAGCATCGGCAAGATCAACAAAACGTTCTACACGCTCAAGAAAACCCCCACCAGTTTTTTTTAATCGATACTCTAAGAAACAACGCGAGCAAAATGCCAAATTTATCGAGGAGTATAAAAAGAGAAAAGGATTATCACCTATCTCCGAAGGGGATGAATCAAAACCAAGCCCTTCGTCTAGAAGTAGAAAATCGAAACTCTCTACAGAAGGAACTATTCAACTAAAATCCCAACCAATATTAACATCGGGAATGATAAAATCAAAACGATCTACCTTACGCAGTCTATGGAAAGGGGTTAAAAACATATTGGGTCTAAGAAAAACAAAGTCTGCTAGATAAATCGTTTATAGTATAAAAATATCATATAATATCATATAATATCATATAATATCATAATGTCATCATTTTTAGAAGAAAAGAGAGAATTCGCATTACAACCAGAAAATAATACGGCACAAGCCGATCTATTAGATCTTTTAGAAACTCTTCATCCTGCAATTACGGATCTAGTATTTCCAGGCACACTTACTGGTGATCTCGATTTCAATATCCTTCAAGAATGTAATTTTACGAATATTACCGCTATTCGGATACCGCCTGGAAATATAACGAGTGTGCGAAATCTCCCCGATTTCATTTCAGAATTCGCCTGTCCATCTAATTTATTAATCGAATTAGAAGATCTCCCTCCAAAATTAGTGATTTTAGATATCAAAGATAATGGATTCAAACGAATGAGTTTTAGAGGCCTAGACTCTTTAAAAACTCTCGATATTCGCCGAAATTTATTCGTAGATATTCGCGGTCTGCCTGCCTCCTTAGAAAAACTCTATTGTAGCGATAACCGAATAAAAATCCTCGATTTAGACGGTATTGAAAATTTAACGACCCTTTATTGCGAAAATAATACATTGATTTCGATTGAACATTTTCCAGATACAATCACAGATTTAAGAATGGAGAATAACCCGAATATACAAACATCTGGAGAAGAAAATATTGGAGCACAACATCAGGATAAAGAACAAATCGCGGATGTTCAAGATGCAATCAATAAATATTTTAAAATGAAGGCAAAATATGAAACCGACCGTCTTAATAAGAAGCGCGATATATATAAAGTCGCTAAACAAAATGGTTTAGGAAAAAAAGCAATCGATAACCGTCTACGTACATTAAAAATAAAATGTATAAAATGTGGTAATCCTGGGTCACCAGAAGGTACGATTTTTAAAGTAGAAAACCGTAATTATACTGCCGTTTGCGGTGCAGAACATCCATGTGATTTAAATATTAAAATATTTGCAGGACTATTTAGCGATTTATATTATTATTTATCGTCATTTAAAGAATCAGTAGAAGATGCAAAATCCGATATTATCCAAAATAAACTCGATTCTATCTTTAATTATATTTATGAAGGAAATAATGCAAAGAAATTGTTTAAGAAAACAATGGAGGATTATTCGGCGGATAATGAAATTTTAAAAGATTTAACAGAGAATTATAATGATATTTATGAAAATAAAGAACGAAGTGAAAAAATAAAGGAAAAACAATTTATAATTGATCAAAAAAAATCAATCGTAAATGATTTATTGAATGAATATGCAGGTAATGGAAATCGTATTATATTAAATCAAGCAATGGAAACTTATGTAAATGAATTACTTCCAGAAATACGTAATATGCGGTTTTTATTGAATGAACTAAATGAAGTAATTCTTAGAGGAGAAAAACGTATATTATTTCAAAAATCCGTACAATTACAAAAATTAGATTATACATTTAATGATCCTGCAAAAGTAGTGAGATTTATTGATTGAGTATGTTTTGTTTTGTTTTTATTATAAATAAAAATAAAAATAAAAAGCCCTAATAAAAAGCCCTAATAAAAAGCGCTACGCAGCACATTGATTATAATTTGTAATTCCATCCCATTCTATATTATTTTTAGTCGCCCATTGATAATTCGCACATAAAACAGATCCAGTATCACCCCATTCCGCTGCAGTAAAATCAACAACTGGATTTTTTATATTTGATATATCATATCCCCCAGGAAAGTCCAATTTAGTATATCCTAAAATCATATTCCCATACATATCTTTTAGTACCATACTATTAGTATCTGTTTCAGTAGTATACGTAGTTTTACCACCAGATGTAATAACATATATTGGCTTACCATGTAGATTTCCTAAATTCATTCCTCCTTTTGGTGGAATATTACATGTACCATCATCATTTACTTTCCAACCTTTCGGACAATTTGACATTACTGGTGGATAGACTGTATTTAAATTCGGTAAGAAAAACCAAAATACACCCATTGTAATAATAAATATAATAACAGCAACCCAAATAACAATATCTTGGTAGGTCAAACTCTTATAGTTAAATGGTAAATTTTCTAAAATATTCATTTATATTATTTTATATTTATGATATATTTTTCGAGTCCATTATTCACCTATATATTTGTTCATCCCGTATTTTAACCCTTTCCGTGGAAAGGGTTAATAATAGGCCATATCTTCATAATTATCTAGCATTTGTATGTATTCACTCCATTCCATAAAATATTATTTGCTAATGCCCATTTTTGTTTACCACATATCGATGATTTAGCACCCGAATATGTACCCCAACCAGGATCCGAAGGATCAAATCCATTTGCTCCAATAGGTGCTCCAGGCGTATTTCCTGGAACAGATGGTACTCTGTTACAGCCTCCCGAACAATCACTTGATAATGGATTCATACATATATTACCATTTTTCACCCATTGTGTAGGACACTCATCATTCGATTCTGGAAATTTAGTTGGATTCGTTGATTTAAAAGATAATCCATACATAACTAATGCTATAATAAGAAGAACTAAAGCAACAATAATGACTATATTATAAAAATCCATATATATTTATTAAATATTTTATTATATGGATGAATCATTATAATCGGTTTTTAGTTACTTAGAATCTTATCTTATTCATCCATTTATTATTTTGGTTTTGAAGAAACATCTGGATTCATCATGCTGATTTTATTAAATAGTACTATAAATGGGTTCGGTTTATCTGAATTACAGCCAGTCATAAAGGATACTAAAGCAAGACAAACAATAATTCCAATAACTACTTGTATGAATTTTATTTTCATCTTTATAGTAAATAGTTATAAATAAACGATGAAACAGATAAATAAAAAGAAGATGGAAAAAAGAAAATATTTTATAGATATATATAAATTAATATAGTAGATACATGTCAAATTTTACTTCATATATATCCTCGTATAATAATTCGCAAAATATTTTACCAATAACAGATCCTAAAGAAAAGAAACAGATTTTAGATATGCAAAAATATAACGGTCGGGTGAATATTATCTCTCAACCTGATCCAGATGCCGTCTTTAGAATGCAAGAAAGAATCGGCTTAAAAAATAAAGCCACGAGTTATTATACCGCACTTTCAGGAAATGATTGGGAGGATAATCTTTTAGCACGGACCTATTTTTCCGCCGAAAATATTCAGATTGTTCAGAATGGATTAAGAGCAGGAGTTTATAAAATGTCTAAAACTGCTGGAAATGAAATCGTCGTACCCCCACAAAATGTCGAACAATTATCGATCATTATGCGCAGTATATTTTTCCAATATTCGGAAAATTTACAGATAGGTATTAAAGAACAGATCGAACGTCTAAATCGTATTGTTTTAGAAGATGTCGTACCCCGAGTTTATAATGAATCTATGGGATACCTTAAATATATGCAAGATCAGAGTTCTCTCGTTGTACCTTTAGAAATGCCATTACATCATGATCGTAATTATAAACAACTGGAATTAAAACCATGGGTATGAATAATTTTACCCAACCGTTTTTATAAATAAATCATATATTAGTATGATCCGTTTCACTGTAAGAGTACTTCATAATTGTTTTTTATATGGAAGAGTCCCTAATTCGATCGAAAAATATATTTACATACATTCGTATGGAATCCATTGAAATGCGAACTGGCTGCTACCGTATATGCGCCAAAATTCTCCACATAGACCCATTCACCAATTGCAAGTTCTGGAAGCATTACATCATCTGCAATTAAATCAATACTATCGCAAGTAGGTCCAAATAATCGGCTTTTATGCAGAATCCCATCTCTCTCATTAAAAGGTAACACAATCGGAGTTACATGGTCGAAAAAAATACAATTAAAGGAGCCATAGATTCCATCATTTAAATAATAAATAATGACTTCTTCTTTAGATAATGGATGACCCGACGAATCGACTATTATATTTTCAATAACTTTTTTCTTCCCAATTACATTCATTACGAGAGTATGTGTAGAACCAGCGAAGAATCGCCCTGGTTCCGCAATAAATTGCATATCAGGATAATCGGCCTCAAAAAAAGCAGCGATTCCATCCTTAATCGATTTCGCAATTGTATCAAAGTTCTCTGTATTATTATATTCAATATAAGGAAATCCACCACCAATATCAATCATTGTACAAGTGATTTTGAGAGAAGCAGCCATTTCTACACATTTTCTACATTCTTCTAAGGCCCCATAATAAATACCTGGTTCAGAACATCCACTGCCTACGTGGAAACTGAAGCCAATCACATCGAGTTTGAGTGTTTTAGAAATTTGTAAGAGTTCCAATACTTGGTCGATTTTACACCCGAATTTCTTATTGAATTTACAGATACTTTTTGAATCATCGACCGCTATCCGTAACAGTAAAGACGCATATGGATGATAGAGTTTGATTTTATAGAGTTCTTCCTCACAATCGAATGTCATTAAGTCGACATCATTCGCTCGTGCATACCGAATTTGGGACGACATTTCACAGGGATTCGCAAAGATAATACGAGAAGGGTCTTTCGTAATCTCAATCACCATTTTCATTTCTGTTTCAGACGCACAATCAAAATTCGCACCTAGAGAAGCGAGGGCATCGATAATCACTGGATTCGGATTACATTTTATTGCATAGTGGGGTTTTACATTGGGGAGATGATAGGTCCATGCCGAATAAGAATTCGTTAGAGTACCTAGATCGATAATATAAAAGGCATGTTCTCCATGGATATCTTCTAAGAAATCATTGATAATATCGTAGGTATCACGGTCGGAACCATATAATTTGACATCGTATTTTTGAAGGAGGGAATTATCGAGTGTTTTATACCAATTCTCATTTAATTGATTAGACCGGTTACTTTGTATATCTTCAATACGAAAATGTGAGTCCATTAAAAATTTTATATAATTTCATAATGATATAAAATAGTGTTTATGTGTTTATTTTCTTGATTTACGTTTATTATTTTTACGTTTTCTCTGGGTTTTGCTTGGTTTTTTATTTTTTCTTGTTCGTTTACCACCGCTGCTGTTCAAAAATCCAATAGATCTACCAAAATTTTCAAAGCGTCTATAAAATTTAGATCTATTTTTTAATGCACTTGTACATTCAGCATTTCTCCCTTCAGTAACTAAACTACCAACTCCATACCCAAAATTACAATTTCTCTCACAAGCAGATATTAAATTACCAATATTTTTAGGTTTTATTGGACCCTTGAATGCTTTTATTTTGGATAAAGTAGATTGTGTATCTTCGATTTTTGCATTAAATCTTAAATCCCAACTATTTTGAGCTTTTAAATTAAACTTTTTATTCGCTTTTTTATTATTAATACGTATTTGTTCCTGTTCTGGCGTTCCTAAAAGACCAAGAGATGTTGTAGAAACTACTGATTGTGTTAATGTACGTTTTGATTTAGGAAATACACTTGGTATAATAACTGAAGTGTTATTATCGAATAATTCGAATAATAATCCATATTTATCACCAGTAGATACAGAATTACATATTCCTTGTTCGTTTACACCAATGGTTTGAGGGCAGGAACCTTGCATTTGTGAGCAAAATGTTTGCATACAATCACTATGAGTAATCGCATGAATTTTTTCTATTGAGTTTCTTTGAGAATAGTCTTTTACCCAACGAATAAATTGATTAATATCTTTTGTTAGGAATTGTTTTGTTGTTTCAGGAATTTCTACTGATATAAGAGGTTTAAATATATTTGCTTCTGCTATACGTTTATTTTCTTTAGATAGTTCGTCATCATCATCTTTATCATCATCTTTATCTTTATCATCTTCATCATCATCAGGAACATCAGCAGGAGCAGCAGCAGCAATCGAATCATTTTTGAATTCACTATCTATAAGTTTTTCAAAATAACCTATAATATTAGAATCAATATCAGTTTTATCTAGAGGATCTAGAGTTTTATATTTTGTTGTTAGAATTTCTAAAATAGTTTGTGTAGGATAATTTCTTGGAAAACCTGGTGGAAATGCAGTATAGAAAAAATAAAATTTTTTAATTTCTTCTGAAAAAATTGTTCTATTCAAATCTATTAATTTTTGATAATCTAGTGATATATCGTCACTTAATGGAATAGTAATTTCAAAGTTTGATTTTCCATTTGGTATAACTAATCCATTTGGTATAACTAATTTTATTTTTTTTCCAATAAAGTTATTTAATACGTCATGAATTTTTGTTTCATTTTCATTAGAGCGATTTTTTTTATCTAAATATAGAAAAATAACAGATAAATTTTTAAAGAAATGTATTAACATAATAATTTGTTCACCAATATCTTTTGGAAGATTTCCACCATCGATCGTCCATAGACCATTCCATGGATAAGTCATTGTTGACGTATTACCTATAGCCATTTTTTTCCAACTTTTAAAAAAACTGGCTAAACCAACCGCAGGTGCAGTTGCAAGATTTAATGACACATGTTTTTCTTTTAAATATGGACTTATTACGAGTGTAAGTGGTGTAAGTGTATCAGATGTAATATTTTTTAAATATAATAATATTGCAGTCATCCAAGTTCTTACTAAACAAGATACAAAGACAGTATCCGATTTATATCTGTCATCTGAAACATTCGCTGTTTTTAATATAGATGCGATAACTCCATAGAAGGAAAGACCTGGGTCGTGTTCAGATGTACGATCGAAAAAATTATAATCTTTTAACAATTTTATGTTTTTCATATTTTTTGCAGCTTTCCCTTCTTTTAAATTATTACAAGAATGTGCATGTCTAGTAATCGTAAAATCTAAGGTAACAGGAGATGAAACAATTGGGGTTTCATTAACAGAAGCTATAATAGGTGGTTGAACTTCACGGTTTTCATCAAGAATAAATCCTGGTACTTTTCGTTGATTCATAATAATTTAATAAAAAATATATAATATGCATATATATTTTTTATGATTCTGTTTTCATAAATTTATTTTTCCTATATTTGAACGAGGAAGGTGTAAAACAGTATATTGTTTTATTTCTTGTTTGTTTTTCGTTTGTTTTTTATTTTTTTTTTATTTGTTATGTTGTTTGTTTTTTTATTTGTTTTCTTGTTTGTTTTTTTGGTTCGTTTTCTTTT